ATTTACTAAATTATGATGTATAATAATAGCAAGGTGGTGATTTAATGGCAGTATCAGAAGCACAAAGAAAAGCCCGTGATAAATGGGATAAGGAAAACACAGAGAAAGTGCAATTTAAAGCACCTAAAGGGTTTAACAGAATGATAGAGGACAGAGCAAAAGAACTAGGAATGTCAAAGGCAGGGTATTTGAAATATGCTGTCAGACAGGAGATAAAATCAGCAGAGGACAGCCACATTGTAATAAAGACACATACAGACGAGGGGTGAGAACATGGGTTTAATTGAAATGAGCGAAACAGCAGTTGCAACGGCTGTTGTGATAGCAATAGTTGCTATCATAATCAACATAATATTGTTTGTTGCGATAATCTGCACAGCAGGCAACACAGAAAAGACCTACAAGGAATTACAGGAAACAAACAAGCGACTTGAAATGATGAACAAGAACTTGTTAGACACTAATATGATACTGATTAATAGATTTAGTCAGGGCAATAATTACAACAAAGACAACAACTCGCAGTGAGCCTAACGGCAACCACTGCGAGTTGTTTCATTTACCAAGCATTTTTCCGCTTACGAATAGATTTCTTTTGCTTTCGGTCAAGTGGCTGTGTGTTAGGCTCTATGCCCTCACGATTGGCGAGTATTTCTTCATCACTGAGATACTCTTTAGCAAGCATATTTGTGACAAGCTGTGATGTATCGTAGAGCTGACGGCGTTTATTTGTTTGTAAGTATGTGCGGTTATACATCTGAGCAGGAGTATAAGCCTTATTTTCCGAATAGAGTTCGTATTCCTCTATATCATAGGTGTAACCTGTCTGTATACGGCAGAATGGGTGCTTGAAGTGCGTATGGCAAGCGGTCACATCTGCGGTGATATCTCTTATTTGTTTGTCAAGCAAGTTGAAACGTTGCACTGTTGCATATATCATCATACGCCGTTTACGGCATTGGCACAAATGCTGAAATAAAGGTTTAGGAACGGCACATTTACCGCCCGAGAAGTCACGGCTATTGAATATAGTACCTATTTCATCAATAAGTACAAGCGTGTTTTTAGGGGCGTTGAGGATATCTTGTGCAGTGTTCAAGGGGATTATCTCAGTATAATCGGGGAAGTTTTTGATATTGATATTTGTCAAGATATGAAGTTGCGGATATTTGCGACAGAGTTCATAAGCTTCAGCGACCATAAGCGAGGTTTTACCTGCTCCGAATTTACCGACAAATAAGTGTATGCCCCAACCATTGAATATTTGCGACCAATTAAAATATAAAGCTGTAGCCTTATCATAGGCAGTATAAGCCGCCAAGGACGGCAGACGTACAAAGTAATCGAATAGAACCATTTAATCACCTTTCAGAAAGAATATTATAAGTATTATGCACTCGACAGTGAGTGCGATATAAAGCGGTAAAAAGAACATTGCTACCTCCGAGGATTGAAAAAGCGTATCATAGCATTGTAAAGCATTTTCCAAAGCAGGAAAAGCATTAAGCAAGCGAACACAAATTCAATGCACAACACACCGAATTGTTTCCACGTTTTAATAACGTCAATAGCGGCTAAGTCACAGCCGAGGAGCTTTAGCAACTGATAACAGGCGTTTTGAACATCATATAACACATTTACCACCCCTCTTTCTCAGGCTCTTGATTGTCGCTCTGTGGCGTGTCCTGTGGCTGTTCAGCCGATTGCTTTTTTAACTCCTGTTCCTGGTATAGTGCTTCTATAAGCCGTTTACGAGGAAGCAACAAGTCTTTTTCAGATTTAAAGGCGTGCAAGTCCATAAAGAACGCAACCACGCCAAGAACTGCACTGATAGCAAGAATTACTATCAGTGACAGGACGAATAATTTTAATATTGCAACCATTTTAACAACTCCTTATGTATTGTGGAAAAGATAACGTAACAGGGCAACGGAGCAGGATATAACAAACAATCCTATAATCATTGCACCTACTGTAAAACTAAATTCACCGAAACGAATACGCAAGCACATTAAGTGTTGAATTGAAACAAAAAGCGACTTCATAAGTGAAAACCAATCCATTTTGCACCCCCTATTTCAAGACCCATTTAACAACGCATATTGCTAACATGACAACAAAGAAAGAGATGAGGATAGTTAAAAACGTTGTGGGCAAAATGCCGATACTTGCAGTTAAGAACTTGAGCCGTCAAAAACTGATTTAATGCTGTCAAGTCCGAAATCAACAGAACCGAAATTTTTATCAAGATTTTTTTGTTCCTCATACTTCTCGAAATCGTCAGGAGCAAGACCGCTTTCTCCGTTTTTATCCATATCATAATCATACATATAATCAGGAGTCAACTTCTTATCAAGGTAATCAGTAAACGGCTTGTTTGTATCCATTTCAGCACCATTCTTGAAGATTTTCGGCTTATATTCAGGATAATCTTTATAATTAAATGCCGTTGACGTTACACAATAGTAATCAGGCATTACAACGTCTGTTCCCTCGCCTGTTTCGGGGTCAGCATTTACTGTTACAATCTGCTTTGTATTCAAAGAACCTTGATTGCACAAATAACCTTGATTGTCAAGGTCAAAGTAATCAGGAGTAGGAACTGAAAGAGAGGTCAAGCGACCATATACCACGATATAAAGCTTTGTATCGGCTGTGAACTGTGAACTATCAAGATTTTCAAGATTGATAGTAACATTCTTGACAGAGCCACCCTTACCAATAATGTAACCTGCATTTATGCCCTCTGCCTTTATCCATTCTGCAGGCTCTTTATTGTCGTCCGTAACATCATCAACAACGCCGCTTGTAGTATACATATATTTGCCATAGTCCAAAGAAGTATAAACAGCGTTTTTAACGCTTTCTTCATAAGACGACTTTTCAGGCGGGGAAGTAGTAATATAACATACAAATTCATATGTATAATCTTTAAGTTCATCATAGCTGTCACGGAGTTTTAAAAATTCGTCCGTTAGTGTGACACGGACGTTAAGACCATTGCTTTCAATTTCCTGTCCGTCATTACTTGCACCCGGAGCGACAAGAGTTCCCTTGCGGCTCATGCCCTCAGAGAGAGCAGGGGAATAATCGACAGTAAAGGGAACTGGTGGGGCGGAAGGCTCTAATTTATTATCAAAATTATCCCAATCATACAATTTTGAATGTATATAAACCTTTGCCGAAGAAATATCAAAGCCGTCTACGCCAAAATGGTAAAGAATACCCGAATATTTGTAGTCAGGTGTGGGAGAATTATCAAAGCGAAAGGATGAATAAAAAGATTTATAATTATTACCATTTGCATAAAAATACATAGAAACACGAGAAATATCAAAATCAGAATGAGACAAATAACGAAACTGATTATCAGTAAAATAATAACACATCAACGCATCATCAGGTAGCCAAATCATAGAAGTATTAACATCGCCTGAAGAGTTTTTTGTATAAATCAAAGCATAATTTTGAGGGAGAGTGTCAAAATGTTCAGAATAATAAGAAATAACATCAGAAGAATGAGGAATATCAGAAGTACTATTAACGACAGACCATTTAACTTTTGAAAAATCATTTTTTTCAACAGTATCAACAGCAAACGCAGGAACGGCACAACATATCATTAACACCATAGCGGAGAGGATTGACACGAACCGCCGAAGTTTTATTTTCATATTTTTTTCTCCTTTCTAAAATAAAAAATGCGGAGCGGATTAACCGCCCCGCACAAGCGAGATATACGGCTTACTTATGTGTAAGCTTTCTGATAACGCCAATTGCAACGCCGAGGAGCGATGCACCTACAAAAACCATAACAAGCGGATTGCTTGTCATAAGTGTCCAAACCTGTGACACAAGATCAGTAATAGTTGTTACTCCCGAAGTAATGGAAGCTGTTTCACCTGTAAGAACAGTAATAGGCATAATTTAATCTCCTTTCTTAATCGATTATGTCTATACTTTCAACAAAAAGCTTTTCAGCACCGCCGAAAGTACGAACGCCATAATTAATATTTACATGGCTATCAATGATAGCCGCAGAGTTAGGAAAAGTTTCCTGCAAGACCTTTGTTGAAACTTTAGCGATATGTATTTCATATCCTATCACTTTCTCGTCCTTACTTTCCTTTAGGCAAAAAAGCGTGTAGTTTTCCCACTCCTTGCCAGTTTCCTTAACAACTCCACTGTTTTTCTTAAAACCTTTGACAATATACATCTTGTCATACCTCCAAATCAATTAATATTTTTTTGTAGTTCTCTTGACTACAGTTATATTATATAACATTAAGCAAATGGCGTAAATGCTTGTAATATTTCGTGTCAATGTATAAATTGTTAAAATAACGCACTAACAAGCTGAACTTTTTGTAATATTTCTATGCACAATAAAACCGCCGATATTTAAACAAAATACGGCGGTTTATATCCTAAAATTTTCTATTTGTGTTTGGGGTGGTAGAGGTCGCCTGTTCAAATCAGGTCACTCCGACCAATATGTAAAAACGGCTTTCCTCTATTGTGGAGAGCCGTTTTTTAGTTGTCAAAATATTCTAACACAAAAAAGCTCCGACGGCAAATCGGAGCTTTTGGTTTTATATTACATCTTCGCAAGCTTTGCAAATTCTGCTTTCAGTGCAGGATAGATCTCTGTGTAAAGCTTGTAGTATTTCTCATACTCAGGTACTCGCTCTGCTTCAGGCTGCTGTACCTTGTCGGTCTTTACTACTGCCTTACAAGCTTCCGGTACTGATGAGTAAATACCTGCGCCTGTTGCCGCAAGAAGTGCTACGCCAAGGGCTGGACCTTCTTTCGATGAAGCTGTTTTTACAGGGCAGTTGTAAAGATCTGCGAGCATTGATCTCCACAGCGGTGAGCTTCCGCCGCCTCCGCATGCCATCATGTCGGATACGTTGATATCCATTTCTCTGAATACCTCAACGCAATCTCTCAGGGAGTATGATACGCCCTCCATTACTGCTCTCAGCATATCACGCTTTGTGTGCATTGCGGAAAGTCCGAAGAATACTCCTCTTGCGTCAGGGTCAAGATGCGGTGTTCTTTCGCCCATGAGATATGGCAGATAGAGAAGTCTGTTTGCACCAACAGGCACTTTCTCTGCTTCCTTATCCATGAGATAATATTCGTCAACGCCCATGCACTTTGCTGTTTCTTTCTCTGCATTGCAGAAATTATCCCTAAACCATTTCAGCGAAAGTCCTGCGCCTTGTGTAACACCCATAACGTGCCATGCGTTCGGCACTGCTGCACAGCAGGTGTGAACTCTGCCCTTTGGGTCGATAGAGATAGAAGAAGTGTGTGCGAATACAACGCCTGATGTTCCGATAGTTGTGAACGCCTTACCGTCCTCTGCAACGCCTGTTCCGATAGCCGCAGCGGCATTGTCGCCTGCTCCGCCTACTACTATAGTACCCTCTTTAAGTCCTGTAAGCTCAGCCATTTTCTTTGTGACCTTGCCTGTTACCTCGCATGACTCGTACACCTTGCCCAGCATTGACATATCAATGTCAAGCGTATCGCAGACTTCCTTTGACCAACAGCGGTTTGGCACGTCAAGAAGCTGCATACCGCTGGCGTCGGAAACCTCTGTTGCATATTCGCCAGTGAGGATAAATCTCAGATAGTCCTTTGGCAGAAGAATGTGTCTGCACTTTTCATATATATCAGGCTCGTTGTTCTTTACCCAAAGAATTTTCGCAGCCGTCCAGCCTGTGAGGGCAGGGTTTGCTGTTATCTTGATGAGCTTTTCTCTGCCTAGCTTTTCGTTCATTTCTTCAACTTCTGCAGCAGTTCTCTGATCGCACCATATTATGGACTTTCTAAGAACGTTGTTGTCCTTATCCAGCATAACAAGTCCGTGCATCTGACCTGAGATACCAACACCTGCAACGTCCTCTTTATTTACACCGCTTTTGGTCATAACAGCCTTGATAGTGTTTATCATTGCGTTTGCCCAGTCAGCAGGATCTTGCTCTGCATAGCCGTTTTTAGGCTGATACATAGGATATTCAATAGTTACAGAAGAGATAACAGTGCCCTTTTCGTCAAAAAGCACCGTCTTAGTGCCGCTTGTGCCGCAGTCTACGCCGATTACATAAGCCATATTTTTTACTCCTTTATAATATGTATAGTATCATTTGTTTTTGCTAAAACGATTACATTAATTATACAATATTTCTCTCTGAAATGCAATACCCATAAAACGTTTTCGCAAAATTTATCTGCACATAAAAACAGGACGGTGGGGCTACCGTCCTATAAGTTTGTTGAAAGACCTGTCGAACTTGTTGGCGGGACGTCGTGTCTGCGTTATTGGCAGGGTACGGTTTTATACCGCCATTTTAAGTCTAGTCTGCTTTCTCAAGCACAAAGAATGTGCTGTTGTTTTCGCTTTTCATTTCCTTTATAGCCCAGCCTGCCGCAATCAGACTGTTGAGCTTTTCAACTCGCTGAAATCTGTCCATATCCGGGGCTTTTCCATCATGGGCTTTGTCCTCATTTCTTGAAACATAAAATATCTTTTGCATATATATCCTCTTTCCCTGAGAGTGACAATTGTTCCCCGATTTTTATACAACTGTCGCATTTTATTGATTACATTATACTACACAAATATGGAGATTTCAAGGAATACCAAAAATTTTAACCTCTTTTTAACGCTTTAGTATTATTCTGATTTTTCATGCTTTTCAGTGCTTATTATATATAACGGCATAGGTAAGGTGAAAAAATGCACGTTTTCAGGGCTGCTTTATGTGCTGATATGTACAAAAACTTATGACGAGTGAGTATTTT